GAACATTACGCTGATGGGCGATTGCTGGCGAGCCGCCTGATAGAGCGCTGCCGTGTTGCTGTCATCCTGGCTGTAGAGTTCGAAGGTGGCCGTCACCGTGCGCTGTCCCGGCGAGATGGCTCGCGGCAGGCTGGAACCGAACTCATTGGTGCGCGCATCCAGATCGTTCTTCAACACGATGGAAGCCTTGGTAACGGTGAAAAACTGCGCCGCCGAAGTGCCCAACCACGCCTCCCCCAGGTTGCCGGGTACGATCGAGTAGTCGAACGAACCCAGCGCCGGTTCCGCCGGGAAACTGGTAAGCTGCTGCGCCACTCCCGTGCCTGACCCCACGCTGCTGCTGTCCACCACGTCCTGCGCCAGTCCCTTGAACTGGAATTCGTGGTAATCGCCATTCACATCGATTTCCATCTGGTCCACCGCTGCCCCGCACAGGAGCCGCTGCACCGCCGTTGCGGGGCTCCAGTAATCGAAGATCCCGACGCTGGGCAGTTCCGTCGCGGGCACATAGGTGATGGCCGGGGCCACCGTAGCGCCGGCCGCAGGAAGCGTTGAAAACGGCGCGTTCAGTTGCACATTCTGGGCATCCACGATCGCCGCCACGAACCGGATTTCGCCGCCGCATGTCACGGCCTGCCCGGCGCTCAGTCCATGCGCTGCCGCGAATCCCAGCCGGCCGGCCGCCGTACTGGAAGCCACCGAGCCGCCCGCAAACATCCGCGGTGTCCCGCCCAGCGCGGCCTGAAACAGAGGCCCATAGGCCGGCCCGCCGCCGCTGTTTTGCCAGGAGGTCAGGTAGGTCTGCAGCTCGAAATTGGTGCGGCGCCTGCCGCCCACCGGCAGGCCCGCAAACGTGCGGCTGCCGGTCTTATCTTTGCGGTTGGCTACGTCGAGTTGCTGCTGGACAGTCAGCTTGACGGCCGGAATCCGATTGCCGGCCGAAATCGCCGGGACTTGTCCATACGCGCTCTCGAGCGCCGTATAGAATCGGTTTGCGTTAGAGGAAATGTAGGCCATATCAGTTTTTACTCACTCCCATCTCAAAGGTGATCTTGGCGATCTGAATGAAATTCTTGCCGCCGTGCTTCACGGCTCCGAACGCTGCCTGGTATTCGCCGGCGTAAAAATCGCCGTCGCCCCAATCGCCGCGATGGGTTGCCAGAACCTGCATCACCGCGGCGGCATAGAGTTCCAGGTTGTCTTGCAGTCCGTCCAGCCGGTCCTGCGAATGCCGAAGTTCAATCGCCATCTGGACGGCGCCGGAAAAACTGCGAAATTTCTCTGTTAGGCTGTTGGTGATTTTTTCGCAGTACACATTCAACGATGGGTACTGCATGGCGTTGCTGAGATCCGCCACGTCGGGCGCTACGTTCTGCGAGCGCACTTGCGCCGGGCTGAAGGAGTTGGGCGCCGCCACGCTCCCTTGCGTGAGCGCGGCCAGGACGGAGTTCACGCCCGTTGGGCCGGTGATCAGTTGCAACACTTTTGCCGAAATCGCGCTTCCAATTGTCGTAGCCATCAGCCCCTCTGGACTACCCTCGGCGCCGCCCTCAGGTAGTTGGGCGATTGTCCGCGCCCTGGTCCCCGGCCGCCCGTCGTCACTGTCCCCGGTTGCAGCCAGGTCTGGCCCACCGCGATCGGCGAGTCGTTCTGCAACTCTAGGCCGTCCGGATCGGTTCCTACGTAAACGTTCCATCCCGCCGCGTTCGCTGGAGGCGCCGCCGGTTGCACCAGCAGTGTGCTCTGCGAAGTGGTAATGGCTGAAGTGACGGCTGGGGCGCCTTCTTCGTTAGTCGAGTTCGTCCACGTCATGGTGACGTAATAAGTGTTGTCCGGCAGGCTGCCGGCTGCCACCACCACGTTGGGCACCGCTGCCCGCGGCACGGGCGTCCCGGCAATGCCGATGCCGGCTGCCGCCAAGTGATCGCAAGCTTGCTTAGCCTCCTCGTGAAATTGATCGCGTCTGGCGGCGTACCGGTCGTTCAATTGGCTGGCGAACGCGTCCGCATACACAAGCTCCAGCACGCGAAATGTGTGCCACAGTTTCAGCGCTGGCGTCACGACCACGGTTCTGAGTGATGGCGGTGGCGCCAGCCAGGACCATTGGTTCACGAAACTCATCCGATCCAGCAGAGTCGTGAGTTCCAAAGCCAGTTGTTCCTGGGCCAGCGCCAGCTTCTGCGTCACGTCGATCCCCTCGACGTTCGCCACGTTCAGGAGCTGAGAGTCTTGTGCCGTCAGATCTTCGATGCTCGAAACGGGACCGTCTGTGAACAGAGCCATGTGAGCCGCCTATTCCTTCCCGGGCTTGCCGCCCTTGATCCGTTTGAATTCATCGGTTGTGACCACCGCGACTAGCACCTTGGCTGCCTCGGCCGCCTCCTGGGCCATCCGCCGCACCTCCGCCTGTTGCTTGCGAAATTCCCTGGCTTGCTCTTCCGAAGCCTCTTGCGCCGTCCCGTCGATCACCATCCGGGCGGCAATCTGGGGCGTCACCTCGGTGAGCACGCCATTCTTGCCGCCGTCTCCCGTCTCCCGGCTGACCAGCACCGGGAACGGATCCTTGAAGGCCGCTTCCTTCTCACGAATCTTTTGGTAGTACTGTCTCAGGTCCATGCTGTTCTCCTTTTGCTGTCTTACTGGGGGCGGGGTTGTGCGAAGAACGCCCCGCCCCCGAGTGCTGCTAGGTATTCACCTGCACGCCGGCGGCGTTGCGCAACACGCCGCATCCGTACAGAATGTCGACCGTGAATTGCTGCGCCAGCGTATTCGGCTGGTAGCTCATCACGACGCGCATGCCGAAATTGCCAAACTCGGCATACTCCGCAATCGCGCCGGTACCCGGCAACGGCTGCGGCAGGCGCCGGATCACCAGGCCCAGCGCGTCGCGTGTGAACGCGAGGTTGTGCGTGGTGACGTTGGGGCTCGATCCAGTCTTCTTGACCAATTGCGAGCGGAACACGAAGAAGTCCTTGATCTTTCCCACGCTGCCGCCGATCAACGCCATCAAACCGGCGTCGCCGGCGGTCTGGAATTCGCTGAACCGCGGGATCTGCCGCCACGCCGAATAGGCCGCCGCGTCCACCACGATGAACTTCTGCTCGGTGGGCGGAACCTTTGCCAGGAACAGCGCGGTTTCCGCCGCGTCGATGGTCGGTTCAGTGATGGCACTGCCCGGCGTACCCACCGGGGTGTTGGTGGTAAACCCGGCATACAGGTTCAGAAGATCGCTTTCGACCTTCTCGGCAATTGCGATCACGGCCGGCTGCATGTAAACCTTCAACAGGTCGGGCACCGCCAGCACTTTGGTCACGTCCGGAATCTGGAAAGTTGCCTCGGCGTGCGTGTTCAGCACGATTTGCGCGTTCCCCAGACTCGGGTTCTGCGCCTGCACCGTTCCGCCCTCCAGGATGTTGTTGGCCTGCATCGCCGGCGGAATTGGCACGTTGACCGTGTCTCCGGCATTCGCCAGGACCGGCTCGTAATCGCGATTGACCAGGTTCCCCATAACGAGGTTCGACACCAGTGCCGGCAATGCGTCCGCCGCTACCAGCTTTACAATCGCGCTGGCGACATTGTTTGATGTAATTGCTCCCATTCTTTCTCCTTATTGACTGTTTTTGCCGGCCAGTGTGCCGGTACCGCTACATGCCCCGAAGGGACTGTGATGCAACGCGCACGATCTCCTCACGTACCCGCTGCATCTGTTCCGCGCTCATACCTGGGCGGATTTGGTCGATACTCACTGCTTCTCTGCCCACCACCGGGGCCTTGAGGGTTGCCGTCATCCCGGTTCCCCCCACAATCCGAGCCGGCAGAAACTCCGGATTCTCGTTGACGAAGTTGGTGAGGTACTCCTTGACCGGCATTTCGCCGCTCTCGGCCCGCGCCACCAGGCGTCCGTCTTCGGTACGCACGATGCCGTCTTGTACCGCTTTGAACGCGAGATCGATCTTGGCTACGCCCAGCCGTTGCAGTTCGGCTCTCACGGATGAGCTGCGTTCCGCCTCTTCCGCCGCCTGGCGGCTGCGTTTGTTCTCCGCCACCAGCTCATTCATCCGTCGTTCCAACTGTTCCCGCCGCTTGCGTTCTTCCAGCAGCTCCGCCTTGTAAGCCGGCTCGCTCTTGCTCTTTTCGTCTTTGACGAATTCTTGAACCGCTTGGCGCACGATCGCTTGAATATCTGTTCCTTCCATAAGTCTCCTTATTGGTGTTCGATCTCCTCGGCGACCCGGTTTTTGATCTCCTGTCGCGCATCGCTGAGGTACTTGAGGGCCAGTTTCTTGAAGACCTGCTTTTTCAGCGTCTCCGACCCGATTCCCAATTCCAGCAGCTTCTTGGCATCGTCCAGCTCTGTGCCGAGATCGTTGATGTCGAACTCGTCCATGCCCGCGACGTCGATCGTGACGCCGTCCTGCCGCGCGGCCGCCACGGCCCACAGAATCTGCCGCAAGGTCTCCTTGACCGCGTCGCCGTAAGCGCGCAGCACTTCCTCGGTAGTGCTGAAGTCCAGCTGCTTGCTCAGCGCGGACTGGCGCGCGTTGCCGCCGTCGCCCGCCTGGGTCATCAGATAGCAGACGCGATAGATTTCGTCTTTCAACTGTTCCAGGTTGTCCGCGGCGATCTGATAGACCTTGCCCTCCGGCTCGGTCCATCCGAAGCGGTCGTTCGGCCCCATCTGGATGTAATAGGATTCGCCAACGATCTGGTTCCACTCCCGGTCGGAATAGATCACGGGAGTGGCGAAGAGCCCCATGGTCAGCGCCCATGCCAGCGCGTTGGACTTATTAAAGTGCTCTAACTGTAACAGCGCTGACTTGTTCATGAGCCACAGGCCCTCCGTTACTTTTACCCGGAAGACTGGCACGCGGTCGAGCGACGCCAGCGCGTGGCGCCCCTGGTCGATCAGTTGGATCGGGCTGCTCTCGTCGACCTTGCGGAAGATCTGGAAGTTCTCGCGGTCGTAGTAAATCCATCGCGTCTCGCTCTCCCATTTGGCGTCCGTCACCCGCGACTGCTGCAGGCACGACGTCCGGATGACTATCCATTCCAGTCCGCCCGTTTCGTTGAAGTTCCAGTTGATGACTTCCTCCGGGCCGTAATCCACCAGGTAGGCTCGCGATTGTCCGGAGGCGTCCTCTTCGGCGCGGGACCGCGCGGCGCCTGTGGTCTTGGGAAATTCCACCACAATGTAACTGGATCCGCAGACCGCTGTCTGGACGAACCTTTGCCGGAAAAACTCGGGCAGGCTGGTTCCTTTGAGGTCGCAGTCGTCGTAGAGCAGGTTGTAGAAGTCTTTGGCCGCCGCATCATTGCCCTCGAACATGAGCACTGGTTCGCACCGCATCAGCGTGGCGGCGTACCAATCGATAATCGAGCCAATATAGTTCTGGTAAAAAACGCGGCTCAGCCGCTCCTGGTAGATCGGACCGGGCTCCTTGTGGCGGCACATCAGGTAGTCGGAGGCGCTCAAGCGAAACTGCTCGCCGCCTGCATAAAGGTCCTTGTATTGTTTCCACATCCGCTTACGGGCTATGTATTCAGGATGTTCCCGGTTGATGTTTTCCATGGCTATAAAAGTCGCTCCTGCCTGTAACCGATCTTTGGGCCGCTCACGCACTCCTGCCACAATAGATATCCCAGGGCATCCGAAGCGTGCGTTCGCATGCGGTCCCGGTCCTTGTCCACTTGGGTGGAACCGATCTTGTAGGACACCTGCTCAAAATCCTGGATGAGTTCCTTGCACTTCGGGTCCACCAGCAAGGTAATGTTACCGGAGGCGGATTTTAACCTGCCGTTCGTCAGACTAATCCGGTCACGAACGCCCGGGTTCGAGCTAGGCACCCTGTAGTTCACCTTGGTCACGCCTTTTTCCTTGAAGGCGTCGCGGATCATCTGGTAGTCGGTACTGCCCGACGTCTTTAGGTTGTTGCCTGAAGCGTCCCCATATACCGTCACGCCCAGTGCATGCGTGGGGTACCGTTGGGTGAAAGCCTCCACGGCTTCCGGGGTACTCGCGTGCCGTATCACGATTTCATCCAGCACTCGGAACATCCCGCCGTTATACTGCGCGACGATCGAACTCATCGGGTCCACGTTAAAGTCCAGCGCCCAGAGCAGAGGCACCTTCGGGTCGACGTCGAGTGGCTGCACGTGCACCTTGCGGTCGAACGCGCCGTACACCTGGCTGCCGTCCAGGCTCAAATACTCGCCCCTGGCTTCCTGTGCGAAGAATCGCTCGTCGTAGCTGTCTTTGAGCCGCTCGTAATAGTCCGGCACCTGCGCCAGCAGGTGCTTGTTTTCGTTCGGCTTGGCCAGAATGGCTACATGCCCGCGCACTTTGGTGTCGCCGATGAATTGGCGGTACACCCAGTCGTAGCCCTTCGGAGTCCAGGCCGCAAAGCCGCAGAGCCGCGGTGCCTTGGGGTCCCGCAACCGGGCTTTCATCCGGTGCCATGCTTCCTCCGGCGTGTAAGTCAACTCGTCCAGGCCGAACCATGCCAGGTTCGTGCCTCGCAGCCGTTCGAAGTCCTCCATGGAGCGGAATAGGATTTTGGACTTGCTGTCCCTCAGTATCAGGATGCTTTCGCTCTTGTTATGCTCGAACGGGATCTCGGTTTCGCTTAGGATTTCGAAGAGCGCGGCCTGCGTGGCGTCGCGCAACATCGGATAAGTTGGAGCGCCCAGTAATCCGGTGCGCCCCGGATTTTGATAAGCCAGCCGGATGGCCTCCTGGCAGAGCGCCTGGCTCTTGCCGCTTCCCACCGGCCCGGAGAACCCCTTAAACCGCGCCGGACATTCGTGAAACAGCTTCTGCGATGGCAACGGATCGTACTTTATGTCTCTTCGGGTGACGCTATGTCTGGTCCTATCCAT